TCCAAACATTACACCACCCACTTTTTGTTAAATTAAAAAGCCACAAGCATTACACCTGTGACTTTTCATCTTTTGTTTCTGGATATTTTTCACCAGTGATCAATGCATATTCTTCTTTGTCGATTACACCCATGTCTACGTACCACTTAATTTGCTCATTTTTATAGCAACCCCACACATAAAAAGTTTTAATGTCTTTAAAAGTTGGATAAATCATCTTCATCATTTAAACGTCCCCCTCAGTATTTGTTTTGTTAGTTTTCAGTTCGGTCAACTGTTGTGTTAACATAGCGTTTTGTTGCGTCAATTGCATTGTCAACATGTTCACTTGCGTCATCTGCATTTGCATACTTGCAACCATTCCGCGAAGTTCCTCATCACTTAAATCTGACGCACTTTGTTGGTTTGATGCATTCGGTACGTCTTCTTTTTCGAAATTGCTATTGTATTTAATTTCGCCGTTAGTGAAAACGAACTTTCTAGGTTCGAACTCTTCTTTGAATTTGATAGGCACATTGTTATCGTCTACATCTAAACTATTACGTAAACCGCCAGTATTAACGTATCCGATAACTTCATTTTTATCATTTACTGTGATTTCCATTATTTCCACCCCATAATTTTAGTTATAGTAACTTTGTTGGCATTCGCTCCAGAACCTGATGTTTTACCTAAATCAAAGTACACATCGTTATCTATTCTTAAAGTAGTGCTACTTGTTTTGGATAGTAAGCACTCATAAATACCGCCACCGTTGCCGTCTGAGTCAACTACATTGGCTTTACTCAATTGAATCGCGTTAGGTAATGCGGTTAGTCCGAATCCCTCAATAACGCCACCTGGATAAGTTCCACTTACCAACAAAATAGAATAGTTTGTGTACGGTTCGGTTAGATTGATTGTTGTACCTACACCATTTGCTCCACCGTCGAACAATACCGTTGACTTATGTTCATTAGGAACTGTCCACTGTTGCTCAAGTCTGCCGTTTGTGATTGATCGTGTGTAAATCTTTTTAGAGTTATAAGGCGTGAAGTTAAATAGCTTGTTTGTATCGTCTTTAACGAATACAGATAAATAACCCTCATAACTTTCAACGCCACTTGGTAAATCCGGCACTCTTGTTGCATAGTAATTACCAGCAGTTAAATATCCCAAATCGCCTTGCGCATTATTTAAGTTAACTTGAATTGATTGACCATTCGCCTCTGTCATCTTATGTTGTTGCCAGCTCGTTGTTCCGAATTTATCATCTACATACTGCTTAGCTTGATTTAAAGCGTTGTTAGACGTTTCTTCAACAAATTGCTTAGTTAAGTCACCGTCATTCTTTTTATAAAACGGGTACCATGTGCCACTAATTTTATATTTTGTATATTCGTCGTTTGAATCATCTGGATACCATGTTGCACGTGCCGTACTATCATCAACAACATAGACAACTAACACGCCTGATTTTCCTAAAGTGTTAGGAGCTACCGGAATATCTGAACCATCGTCAACGCCATCTTCTTTAGGTGTATCGACAGTACCTATATCTTTAAATGAGGGCGCATCTGTCGCGCTAGTGATATGAATAATCCTAGATGTGTTAACTGCGCTTAAAACGCTATCTATGGACTGCTCATACGATTCAATTGCTTTACCGTAATCATCAGTAAGTTTAGACTTTTGCCAATTTGTTGTTGAATTACCTTTAACAAGGTCAGCGCCATTGATTTGTTGTTCAACTTCGTTAACACGTTCAAAAATCGCTTGCTCTTTATCAACAATTTTCTGGAACTCGCTATTTATATATTGAACGGCTTTGTCTTGTGTTGTTGTAATCATCTGTACCGCTTCATTTTGTTTAATTTCTAATCTTTGAATACCTTGATTAATACGACTATCAATTTCAGTAACCAACGATTTTGTATCACTTAAACTTTTCTTTAAGTCCTCAACTTCTTCTTTAACACTTTCTGTTAAGTCCTGAATTGATTTGATATAAACCAACTTTGTTTTGCCGTCGAAGTTACTAATTAAATCATTTTCGATATTGAAGCTAAATTGACGCTCTACAATTACGTTATTGCTACCGTTTTGAGTAAAATATGCTTGCGCATGTACTCGACCAGTGTATTTTAAGAACTCGTTTGGGATAACGTATTGCATTCGTCCATTAATTGCATCAACAATTGTAAGTTCATCACTAATATAAGCGCCGTGTTCATCGTCGAAGTTATCCGTCTTAAGCACAATACTAGTCATCGCATTATGTTTGCTGATTGATAACGGCTTATTATTCTTAGTTACTGCAAAATTTAAAACACCAGTTCCTCTATCTGATTCATAGAAACTGATGTTTGTGTCAATAACCGGATTATATTGTGATGTTGTTTGTAACTCGATTAAGTTATCATCTTTCGAAAAATTATCTACTACCATTATTCAACCACCTTTCCTTCGAATAAACTCCATTTACCAACGCCACCAGTACCAAAGTTTCTAACTAAAAATTGATGTGCAGACGGGAAGTTATTACGTCTTAATACTTGTGTTGTATTACCTGGTGTATTCGATTTTACTTCTAATATCCAACCTGCAATACCTTTAAAGTCTTTAGGAAAATCAGTAAATCGGTTTGATTCTTCAGTAGTGATATAGAAATCTAAACCAACGATTTTTAAATCTGATAATTTTGTAATACTCTTAGGGATATGTTCCCAATAACCAGCACTTTGTGGGTTGAAATTCCATGAACCGTTGTTTTTTTTGTTAAAGATGTCGATAACACGTTCAAATTTGAGCATATTTCTACCTGTGCTGTTTCTAGTTAGTACTTGTCTTAACGCACCATTATAATGACCAGGCAGTACATCAAAGAACCAACCTGCATCTCTAAACGCTTTCGGTAACGGGAAATCTAACGCATTTTGTGTGTCTTGCGTATAGATATAGTAATGACCAACTTCCGTAATATCACTTAGATATGCTGGGTTTTGCACTGGTAACGGTTTAACACGTCCACCTGAATCAGTCATTGATACTTGAGGTGCGATGTTTTTTAAGAATTGGTTTACACCTCTTTGACCAATTGAATAAATTGAGTGGTGTCTGTTGTTACCAGGTCCAATAGTTACCCCTATTAAAAGCGCTTTGCGTCCTGTTTCTAAATCGTAATACATATCTAGACCCTCAGCTTCTTGGAAGTCTCCTTTAAAGTTATTATTCACACCGCCAATATCGATACGTCGTTTAAATAACAATTCTTTTGTTTTTATATCAAAACCTTGTAAGTAGTTAGGGTTGGCTGTATTCGAATCACCTGTATACCAATATAAGATACCTGCATCATAAGTGATACCTTGCATAGGTTGTGTATCTGAAGTGTATTCCATAGGTATATCCATTTGATACAATACTTTGTCTATACCTTTATCAATATCGTCAGCACTTCTTACTTCAATGAAATTCAATGAATTCTTAGCTTGTCTTTCAGAAGCTTTATATTCACGTCTGAAAATCATTAAATTTTCTATAGGATTATAAATCGCTGACGTATATCTGTCGTTAAATATATTCGGCATGACATCTTGCATTTCATTACCATAAGTTATTTCTCCAGTTCTATATTGGAAACGTACAAACTTGTTGTTTTTGTTACTGTCCAATACAGCTGAATAAATCCATAATTCTCCATCAATGTATCTATACGCATTGTGTGTACCGTGACCGCCGTTTTTAACAAGCAATCTATCAATAAATTGTCCGTTGGGCTTCAATCTAGATAACATGTAATGATTACCTGGACGAGCTTGCGTCATATAAATAATTTTCGTTCTAGGGTCTACCCAAAATGATTGCATTACTGCATTTGTATATGGCGATAAATCAGTGATAAATTCCGGTTCTTGCTCTTTTGGTTCGAATCGGTATTCTGTCGCTCGATATTCTTTATAGTGTTCATCTACAGCTTTCTCAACCTTTTTAGTGAAAGCATCTAGTGTTGAATAATCATGATACAAACGATCTTGCAATGTCTTATGACCATAACCTGTATTATCAATACGCGCGTCTTTTACTTCATTGATACCGTCGCCGTTATGGCCTAGAATCATATTGCTAAAACGGCCATTTAAATACGTTAAATAATCTTCAACACTGTCATTCAAGTATTTAATTTGTTTCGCTGAGTGTGCGTATATTTCTTCTTTTTGATGGTATATAAACATTTTCTCAAGTTTGCTCATACCTTCATCTAACAAGCGATAGTTATACTCATGTTGAGCAACTATTTTCCGACCTGTCATTGAATGTAAACTTGTAATTAATCCGTAAGCCATTGGTTGCCTCCTTTAGTCGTAAAAACTGTAATAATCCTTGATTAACTCGTACATAATAACCTCGTGACCTTTTTCGTTAGGGTGTAAGCCGTCCTCCATGCTCGCTTTCCTAAAAGCTGGATTGTATGGCTTAAAGTAATCTGTGTGATATGCGTCAAACACTGGTACATCTAACTCACTACAAGCTAATATTTGAGCGTTTACATAGTCCTCAAGTGTTAACCCTAGTTTGTTTTTGTCCGTGTCTTTACGGCGTATTGTTGTACCACTCATAGGGCATTGTCTTGTAGCTGTCATCACTAGTATTTTTGAATCTGGATTATTCTTTCTAATAACTTCAATTGCAGAACAAAAGGCACCGTAAAACGTTTTTGTATCCGTTTTATCAGTGCCTATCGGTACGCCTGCCCAATAACCGTGTAACCAGTCATCATCAGTGCCTTGTAATATGATTAGGTCTCCTCTTATTTGCTCTGCTTGTCTATAAATGCTGTTTTCTACCGCTTCTTTACCTATTGGAACTGTTGCCATTGTTGCGCCACCTCTTGCAAGGTTGGTCGTTTTAGCTTTTAACTTCTTGCCTAACATTTCTGTGAAATTAGTTTTTGCGTGCGATCCTCTAGCTACTGAATCGCCAATCGTTCCAATAGATTTGATATTTCTTATACTTGATTGACTCGTAAAGTCGTACATAATCGTGCCATTCGCAGTTGTGACTGTTTTAGTACTCATCTTATCGACTTTTGCGTTTATTTTTTCATTCTGCTTAACTAATTCGTTATTTATAGATAAACTAGCATTAACTTTAGCGTTTAGTTCTCTCAAGTACTTAGCTGGGTCTGACTTAGTTGTTTTTACATTCTTAACATAGTTCGTAGCTTCATGGATAGCTTTTCTATATCTGTCACGCATTGTAAAATCGCCTAATACTACATCTTGTTTGATGATGTTGTTATATGCATCTCTATGTGTAGTAATCTCGACTATTCTTACTAAGTCGTTATAGCCTATAGTTGGTTCAGCCACTCTTACGACATCGCCAATTCTAGGTTTAGCCTCTGGAAAATGCTCAGGCTGTGCTACGAAGTCCAAAGAAATAGAAGCAGTGACACTTTTCTTTATCACTAGCTCCATTGATTTTTTCAAAACATCTTCTTTTTTTATACGTCCATCTATTAACGGAGGCGCTTCCCTTTTACCAATCAGTTGTGCTAATGGGTGCGTGAATTCGAATTGTAATCCAGCCTCTGTAAAAGTTTGCTGACCGTCAAAGTCGCCATAACCTCTTATATATGTGTAGCATTTAGAAGCATCTTCTTGAATTTTGACGTTATCAGCATTTACACCTGATTTAATATAGTAATTTGCTACTTTAGATAATTCGTCATACAAGTGAAATGTTTTTGTTTTAGCGTCGTACTCATATTCGAGATGATAGCGTTCAAGTCCTTTTTTGAATATCTCAAGTCTTGTGTCTCCTTTACCTAATCCCTCGAACTTTGATGCGTCAACCTTAGTGTGCAATACGTACTTATAACTAGTTCCTTTAAATACAGTGTTAAAAAACTCTACGCCTGTGAAACTTTCATTATATTCTTGGTAAATCCTAGAATTGTTTAGATCATCTAATTCTTTTTGTCTCGCTTTGATACTAAGTTTGATTTTGTTTCCGATTGTTGATTTATCAAGCATTACTATTACATATTCGTTGAGGTCATCTTCCCCCTTTATATTTGTGATAGTCCACATCTTTGTAATAGCGCCGATTGCGTCGAAAGTGCTGGCATTTTCTATCATATCAATGTCTAACGTGCTATCTTCGTTCAATTTTTCGTTTAATTTTGTATTAACATGAATCGCATGACCGACGCCTTGCAAACTTTTTAATAATACCGGCATATGCTACTCCTTATCTGTAATATAATTTGTGTCTAAAGACTATCTTTTTCATAAGTCTGTTGGCTTTGAAATGATTCCAACCGGGGTACAACACCGGTTGTTCTAACGTCTTGTTGTATAGGTCAATATTTAAATTGCCTCTATATGTGTGCTTGTTATCAAAAATGATTTTATCGCCTGCTTTTAAATCGACATCTTTAATTACTGAGATGTTTCCTTTATCCATATAGAAAGTGAAACCGTCTTTATCATCAGCTTTAACATCTTCGGCTAATTCAATTTCAACTACATTGAATTGGTTGAACTGTGTTAATGCTACATCTCCGTTGTAATAAACATCTCCAGAACTCGTATTATAGAATGTCATTTGTCTACTTCTATCATTTTCATTTAGCGCTATTCTGTCCGGTACTGACCATTTTTCTAAATCGTTATCACTTTCTAAATCAGTGCTATAGCCGATACTTTCAAAGAACGGCAATTCTGTCGTCTCAAAGGTCAACGTGATTTCTCCTGATGTCTTAGTTGTGTCAAAAGATACTTCGCTAACTAATCCAACAAATAGTTGTCTACCATCAACATAATCTAATTCAAATTCTTGTTCTAATGGTTCGAACATATTTTCAAATTTGATAGTGTTATCCGGCGTTGCCAATTCTCTTAGGTAAAAGCGACCATAAAACAATGTTTGAATGTCTGATTTAAGATGTGAGGCATAAGCAATTTTAGGTACTTCATACCTCAACCTTAATTCAACTTTTTTATATTCCTCTTTAGCGTAATTGTGAAAACGTCCATCAACACCATCTAAAGGCGAATAATTCCTTTTGTAACCCGAACCGATAACGTTGTAATCAAGCACTCTTAAGTGTTTGTAAGTGTGAGGATTGTCACTGACACGATACTTCACACCATTTTTAATAATTTCTACATCATGGGCTATCAATAAACAAACCTCCCTTACATTAAGTTGAAACTACCATCTTTTGCATCCATATCGTCAATGTGAGATTTAATCATGTTTAGATCGCCCTCGTTTCTAACAGTTACATTAACAATAGGTCTGTTATTTTCTTTCATGCTATGTTGCACATCGTTTGTCATATGGCCGTCAACGCTTGGTGTCAAACTATCGTTGAAGCCATCTGTTAACGTTGAACCTAACTCACTTGTAAATGTTTTACCGAAGCTAGTAGCCATTACTTTAGCTTGTGATACCGCTAAACCTTTACCTAAACCGCTACCTCCACCGTGTCCACTTACGAATGAAGTTACTGAGTCCCACGCTGATGAAATCGCATCGCCTACCGCGCTTACTACTTTGTGCGCAGCGTTAGCTACACCCTCAGCTACTTTGCCTATTAATTCTGCTCCGGCATTTAAAAAATCGCTGAAAAAGCTTTTAATCTTATCAAGCGCGTTTTTCATGCCGTCGCCTACATTTGAGACAACTCTTTTAAATCCATCAGCTACTTTACTTGCGAAACTTGTAACAGTATTCCAAATATTAGAAACCCATTCAGAACCTTTTGTGATAATAAAGTTTAGTGCTTGTCCCATTTTTTCGGCCACACTCGAAGCAACACGACTAAACCAACTTGTAACACTGTTCCAAATACTGCTAACAAAATTAGTGATTGTACTCCATATCTGCGACCAACTTGTACCAAACATAGAAAGTGTTCGATTCATTACGCCAGTTAAAAAGCCGATGATTGACTCCCAAACTGATTGCATGTATTGCCAAATCGTATCAAGTACATTGGTAACCGTAGTTTTAATAGTCTCCCAAGCACCTGAGAAGTCGCCAGTAAGCAACTGAATTAAAGCAGTGAATAAACCTACTATGATTTGGACTGCCACGGATATCACTGTTCCTATGGCTTGGAATGCAATTGTAATTAACGTCCACAAACCCTGTATGATATTCATAACGTTTGTGATGATACCTATTACCAAAACACCTAAAACTTGCATGAATATTTGCCCTAAAACTTGCAATATAGGCATTATCGGTTGTAAGGTAGATTGGATTTTGCCCCACAATTCAGTTAACCAGCCAACTACACCTTGAATCGCACCAGAAACCGCCGTTTTAACACCGTTCCACGCTTCAGTAATAGTGTTTCTGAAATTCTCGTTTGTTTTCCATAAATAAACTAGGACACCGATAAATGCGCCAATTACTGCAATTACTGCTAAAATCGGGGCTGAAATCGTTCCAAAAACACCTGTTAATGCTTCCATAGCTCCAGTAACTAGACTTGATGTTCTAACGAAACTTAAAATTTGTTTGATAACGCCAAATAAACTCAAACCAAACACATTTGTAAGCACACTACTTATAGCAACAATTGGAGCCATTAAAGCCCAAAATACACCACCCAAAATACCCATAACACCAGCAACTTGTGCTATAGCTGGGTGTGTTTCAAATAGTTTAGCGATAAATCCAGCTAAATTAGTGATAAAGTCTAACAATTTACTAGCTATAGGTGCCATTGCAGTACCAAATGCTACTAATGCTTTTATGATGTTACCGATTAATTGCATAATAGTAGGACCATTCTCTTGAACGTAACTTATAAAGTCTTTGAACCCTTGTGATTGTCCTACTTGTTCTGACCACGCTCTAAATTGAGAAGTTAATTTAACTAACCAGTCAAAAATATTAGAACTGTTTTGAGCAAAAGCAATCATTAAATTACCAATACCAGCGAATACATTACCAAATATCTGGCCAATCTTAGGTAAGTTAGTGGTAGTGTAGTCAATAAACGCTTTAATAGCATTCTGACCAGCTACACTATTAGCCCAATTTTGGAAAGCTATAGACATGTTCTGTAATCCTTGAGACACGAATTTGAACAATGGCATTAATTGAGTGAAAATGTTAACTAATCCGTCGCCAAATCGTCCTGCAGCGTTCAATAAATCTCCGAAGATTGCGCCACCTATGCTATTCAACGCTTCAAATGCTTTCTTAGCTGTTTCAGAATGTTTAACCCAATCCTCAAACTTGCGTGCGTTTGCTTCAACCAGCATAGATACTTCGGATAAGAATGGTTTTAATTGAGACATCGCACTTGTAACGCCTCTGATACCTGCTGACATCGCATTAAAGATACTTGCTTGATTCTCTTTTACAATGCCTTGCCATGTAGTTTTTAACTGATCGCTCGCATCTCTAAAGTTTTGAACTTCTTTTGTTACTGCTAATGTTCCATCTTTTACCATTTTTAGTGCAGTAATAGCCATTGCACCAAAACCAACTGCTCCAACACCTGCTACAGAGAACGCACCAGCTAAACCAATGACGCCACCACCTAATACACCAACGGCATTAAGTACTGCCATAATAGCCGGAACTAATCCAGCAATTACTGGTATTAACGCTTGTATACTAGCAATCATTAAACCTTTGACCTGTTGTGCAAAGATAGTACCGAAAGTTCTAATTTTAGTAGCTAAGGCGTCCATTTTCTCGCCGTAATCTTTCAATGAGTTGTTAAGTTTACCCCAAATATCACTTGTTCCATTTACTTCTTTTCTCATAATCTGACCAATTCTTCCGAAAGAACGTTTAACTGCTCCTTCGACTTCATTGAATTCTTTTGTGAATTTATTTCCTAATTTCCATCTGCTGGAATCAACATCAAAACTATGCCTACTAAGATCTATTAAGTCTTCTTTAAACCCTTTAACCGCCATTTTAGCGGGGTTTGCATCTAAATCCAACTTAACAACATGTTTTCTCCAAGCTTCGACAGTAGCTTTAGTTGCATTATACTTGGCCATTAATTCAGTGTTACTTAGTTTTAAATCTACTTTATGTTGTTTAAATCGCTCTACTTGAGCTTTAGCACGTTCTAAATTCGCTTTATACTCATCTGTTTTCATGAATAATTTAACAGAATGACCTCGCCAACGTTGAGCCATCGATTTAGCTCGCGTTAGTTCTCTTTGGTAGTCTCTTATGTTTGCTGTAACTTCTGTCTTGATTTCGTCCGGTATATCAGTCTTAGCCATACGTTGCGCAGTTCTCATATTCCTTTTAAAATCACTGATTATAGCTGTAACACGAGCCAGAAAATTCTTCTCCATGCCTAACCTCCTTTATGACTTGTTTTTAAGCTGTTAAGGAACTTGCGAGTCCCTTGTTTTTGTATTTCTCTTTTACGTTTGTTTTTAGCTAGCTCACGCTGTTTCATTCTTTCGTATTCATCTTCTTGACCACGAATAATGTAATGTTCTCTTTCGTTCTGCCTAACAAAACGTTTTAGTGATTTACCAGCTTGAGCAACCGCATTATATTGAGCGCCGTACAACGCAATGTCTCTTTGGTCAATCAATGCTTGTCTAGCGCCAATAATCCAGTCATTCCATTCGGCAGGTAGCATGCTCATCAGCTCGTCATTACTCATATAACCTATGTAACGACTTGTCATCTGCCTTATTTCCGAATAGTCTAATAAGGTGCTACGGTCATGATTTCTTTGTAGTTGTTCTTCATCATCTCGATACCAGCTTTCGCGCCCTCTTTCTCGTCTTCTTTGGCTAACGATGGCGCTTGGTTCATCTGCGTCCAGAATAGACGTGATTTCTGCTTGAAAAAACCGCTATTATTCATTACGTCCAATGCACCCTGTAATAGATTTAACGTGTCGTTTTCTCTTTCAATGATTTCCATAATTTCCGCTTCGATATCTTCTCTTTTAGGTGCGCTTTTACCTAGATAAGCTGTTGCACATTCCCAAAAGTCTACAATTGCCACTGTGTCACGTTCTAATAAAGCGTTATAAACATTAGTAAATCCTGAAATCGTTTGTTTTCTGCCTTTATTATCTTCTTGTTCGGTTGCAAATTTTTGAGCAGTTTTATCGAACATAAATGTTGCTTTTGCTTTCACTTCTTCATTGTTAATTGTTAATGATGTAATTGGATTAAAAGTTGTTTCAGTCATATTAAATACCTCGTTTATCGTTATTTTGTACAAAAAAATAGAGGGCTTATGCCCTCGTTAATTACATACTTAAATCACTACTGCCAGCAGTTGTTTTTTTAGTTCGGTTTTCATAACTATCTTCGTAAGCGTTCATGTCTTCGAATTCAACAACTGGAGCCAATGCGCTAGGGTTAAGCCATTCTTTTGGTAAATCGTTGATTGTACCGTCTGCACTATTGAACTTAACTTTCGCTGTGATTTCGATTTTGTTATCTTCATCATCAAATGACCATTCGTGCTCTTCGATAACTACATATGCGAATACACCGTGATGTTTGCCATCGCGTTTTTTAGTTTCCCAAATCCAAACACGTAACTGTTTGAATTGTTTAACTGATTCTTTTAATGCTAATTGACCTTTATCTCCCGGAACGACATCAAGCGTCAACTTGATTTCTTCTTCGACAGAGTTACGGCTATAATCTTTCTTACCGCCTTGAATGATTTCAGCAAGGTCATTACTGATAGTGTGCCCACCCTCTGCTAAACTACCTAAAAGCGTTGCTTCTTCGATGGTTAGCTTCTTAGCTAAATCCTTATCAGCGATTTGGAGAGCGACAATATATTTATCCTGCGCCATTCGTTACACTCCTTTGTAATGTGTTATGTCTGTATTTAAAAACAAGCCGAATGATACCGTGTTTAGTGTACTGATCTATGTCAGTAATCACTTCTTGTGTATCAATTCGACTTTTAATAAATGAATAATAATCAATTTCTATTTCATTGTTTAAAACGAAGCCTAAAAATTGAATTATTTGCGATGCCTCATCTCTATTACGTGCTTGACTGTAAACATGCAAAGTGATGCCGACATCTTCGACCATGCTCGTGGTCGTTTCTTTGTTAGTGACGTTTGTTTCACCCACAACGATATATGGGTAAACAGCGTCTTTCTGAACGCAATCAAAAACCCTACCGTCCAATTGTTTTCGGATAATAGGGTTACTTTTTAATTTGTTATATACTTTGTTAAATAAGTACCGTTCAACTGATACCCACATATCTTAACCACCTCATGAAAAATACTTATTAAAGAATGCTCGTCCAGCGTCTATTGCTGGCTCCCAAAAAGGTTGAGCATGTTGCCCTTTAGTAGTATGCCACTTACCGTTTGCGTCCTTGTATGACCACGGTATCTTTTTTGCTCTACTACCTCCAGCACCTGTTGCATATATACCAGTACCATAATTGACATATATTGCGTATTCACTACCAATATTAATAACACCAGTGAAACCGCCGTCTTTAAAGTCCATTGTTACACTTTCCCTAAGATAGCCGGTATCAACTGGCATTAATGAAATGATTGTATTGTGAATCTTAGCAGTTGTCTTTGCTATACCTCGTTTGACCCATCGCTCCATGTCTCGCTCGTAATTTTCCAACTCTTTTACTAAGTCCCAATTACCATACTTAACCTTTGCCAATAGGTCGCACCCTCAATCTAGTTAAATTGATTTCATGTTGTCCGCCTTGGTCGACCGGTTCGCCTACAACTTTGTACGTTTTACCCTCGTAATTAAATAAAGTTTTGTTTGTTATTGGTATGTGGTACGGCGTATATAGGTTTCGGTCAAAGTCTTTGCTCATTTGATGAAATTTGAGTGTCTCACTTGATGTAGGTGTGTCCATAAATCCTTTAATTGTTTCGTTACTTTTAAAACGCTCGTATTCTTTGGGATATGTTCCTACGACTTCAATCTCTCCAATTTCAATTGTGTGCGGAAACTCATTAAACGGATTAAACATATCGCTTACCCCAACTTAACTTACGATAAGGCATTAGATAAGCGTAAGCACTACTAGGTATGTCAGTTACATAGGTATAACTTACAGTGCCCATCGTGCGCGCTGAGATATTGCTAGTTGTACCAAACTTGATACATTCAGCAATAAACTTCTTAACACCCGACGGCACTGCTTTGTCATCAAACTTCTGATTACAATAATCTTCTGCAACACTTTTATATTCTTCAATAAGATATTCGATCTGCTCATCGTTAGACGAATCATTGAGTGAAAGTCCATTAATCATTTTGACGTCTTTTGCGTTCATTACTTAACACCCTCTATAGCTTTGATAAGCTCATCTTTTTTCATATCGCTATAACCTTTAATTTCACGCTTTTTAGCAAGTTCTTTTAATTCTGCTACTTTCATATCAGATAAACTTTTTTGCTCGTCAGCGCTCGCCTCAGACTGTTCTAATTGCTTGTCCTCAACAAGTTTGATAGCGATTAAATTACGGCGGTTGTTTGTTGTAGATAATTCAGTGAATCGTTCTTCTGATACTTCCAATCCATCACGTGGGTAAATGTCTCCCACTTGATATTCATGTCCGTTGTCTTGTGCATCTTCAAAACGTTCGATTACTTTATACATACGTCACTACCTCCTATTACATTTCTAAGCTTCCAGACGGTTTAAACGTCACTTTAACTACACCTGTTTCATCTTTTAAGTTAACGCTATAGTGATAGTTCGTAGATAAAAGGTGTGTACGTTTAAGAATGTCAAAGTCTGTATAAGCTTCCGGTTTCTTTTTGTTAACAATTTCCATCGCGCCATAACGTTGTAAGAATGCTGTGTTTTCCGAAACACGTTTAGACTTAACGATGTCTGATACGCCCACAATTTCAACTAAATCCCCTTTTGAAATTGCACGATCTTGAACATTTCCACCGACTTTAAATAATGATTTAACCAATTTGTTATAATCTTTTGGGTTAACGTATAAAACGTAATCCTCATCGTTTTCAGAATTAAACACTTCAATTGCATCTAAAATACCTGTAGCATCAGCAGAAACTGTAGCAGTTTGTTTTGATTTATTTAATTCGGCGATATAGTCAATTTCAACTTTGTCAGCTAAAGACATCGCTAATTGGCGAGATGCTTCTTGTAAAGTACCGTTAACATTTGTGATAATAGCGGTTTGAGTTACTTCAACAGCCTTACCAGTTTCTTTAACAGTAACTTTAGTAGTAGTCATGCTCATTTGCGTTGTATCCATTGCAACGCCTTCTTGTAAGTCTTCCGCAGCACCAATGTACGCATATTTAGGTCGTGTGATTGTGTCCCCTGGTTGTCTTACCAATGTGTCATCAGTAACGGCATATGGAGTAAAGCGAATTGCGTTTTGCATTTGCGCACTTACTACATTAGCCAAAACTTCAGGATTAATTAAATTAGCTTTTTTAGTTTGTGTCATTTAAGACTCTCCTTTTTTAATTTGATAATTCACGATACAAGTCAGGGTCGCTATTTAATAGCTCGACTTGTTCTGTGTAAGTCATCTTTTTGAAATCTTCTTTTGTTGGTTTTCCTGTAGGGTTGTCGCCTTGTTGCGGGCTATTACCTACAGGCTTAGACGGCGCAAATAAATAAGGTTTAGACTCTTTAAGCGTTTCAATCGCTTTGTCTAAACCTTTTACAGTGCCATCGTCTGCTAGTTCCAGTTCATCTTTATTGATGAATGCTAGAATGTCGTTAGCGTCATTTGCTTCTTTAGCAACCGCTAACTTAACTGCGTTATTAAGTTGTGTTTCTTTATACTTTGTCTCCCACTCTGAATTTTGATTCTTTAATTCTTCGAGTTCTTTTTGAATCTCGCTATCACCTTTAACAGAGTCTTGCAATTTGACAATTTGTTCATCACGTTTAGAAATCTCTTCTTTTAACTCTTCAATTTCGGTATTCTTGTCGTTCAATCTCGAACGTGGTACCATTCCCGATTTTGATTCGTCAATCGCATCAATTACTTTCTGCTTATCGATTTCTCCGTCTTTAAATTGTCCTAACAATGTGTATAAATCCATTTAAACTACTCCTTTTTACGAGTTTTACGTGCAACGCCACGAAGAATTTTGGTATAAAAAGAAGCAGTTTAACGACATGCTAAGGTCGAGTAGTAAACTACTTTCTTTTACGTTTATATTTCTCCCACTCACGATAAGTCATTTGTGGTATTACTTCGGTTGTGCCATCATCTTTACGTACTCTTGTTGTACTAGGCAAATCATCTTCATCAATGTAATACATAAGCTTACAACGACAGTTGATGTTTTCTTTTGCACTATTCACACCAACAAACAACTTAGGTGCCTGCCCAACACAACCACTCGACTTGAACGGTTCGTCAATTTTCTTCTTAGCGCCGTCTAGATGCCTGTGTGTGTCTCTTGTGCGTGTATCTTTAGTAGCTTGCCAATACTTATACATCTGTAAGCCGTTCTTTTGAGCTACTAATGCACTATCAAGTCCAGCTTGAGACATCGCTCTGCCCGCTTCTGTACGAGCTACACGCAACGATTGAGCTTTAGACATACCTATATCATCACGGATTGCTTTCGCTATCTTAGAGTAGCCCTCTCCACTCATAATGCCTTGTGTGATATGTAAGCGTATCTTTTTCAGTACTTCATCACGATGCTTCTGTAGTGTCGGTACTAATCGAATGAACTCAATAGGTTGTTCAATAGCTGATGTGATAACTTCTTTGCTAGGAACATCAAACTGCATAGCTGTTTGACTTGCCGTCTCATATAAATAAAGGCTCATAAGGAACTTTTCTATATAAGCGTCTTCCTGCGACTTCTGAATCATCTTAGCTATTTGCCTATAATCATCAGTCAGCATAGTACCTATACGAGTTAACTCCTTATTGAGCCTGTTATATTTATTAAATTCAGTCCATGTAACATACACATCATCACTTTGATACTTCTCAAACATATCTGCGATGATTTGTTTTATCTCTTTAAGTCGATTAGCAAATAGTTGTTCTATAGGCTTCTCAGCTTTAGAGATTAGACTGTCGATATACTCATCAATATCATTCTGATTCTTTATTGTTAGATCTTTCTTGTTGTTGGGCACCGTCAGCACCTCCGTCATCTAAATTAGGCAGTTGCTTGTTGTACTCCATTTGTTCTTGTTCTATTCGTTCGAGTTCTGCTTGCAAATCTTCGACAAACGGGTGATTTTCTAGTACTGTTTCATGGCTTACAATTCCCATAGATTGTTGAGCTGTTTGTACTTGTAATTCTGTGTTCGCTACTTTGTTGTAGTTGAAACTAATATCGACATCTTTATGTTCTCCTTTGATGTCGAAGTGCTCAAACACAAACCAAAGTAACTCCTGTATAGCAACTTTAGCTTTACGCGCTAACTTATCTGCTTTCAAGTTTAAGTTAGTATATAGAAACTCTAACGCAACCCCACTTGGAGCAGAACCGAATTTATCAGAACTAAAGTCAACCGCTTGACCAAACAACATTATTTTTTGATATAACTCATCTAAATACTTTTTACTGTTTTCAACTGGTACTTCTACCTGTATTGTGTCGACACCCCCGTTATCCGATACTTTTATCGCCCCGTAATAACGTAGTAACCGTTTGAATTCTGGCAACTCTTGTTCATCATAGTTCTTTAATACATACGTTAATTCGTTTGAATCTTTAAAAGTATTGGATAAATCAGATAATCGCCTGTTATACGCATCAATCAATGTTTTATACATAAATATATCTGACATTTCTAAGTCATTATTTTTGAATGGAATAAATGGAATCTTACCCCACGACCCTGTACTAAAATGCGTTTTTGAATTCTCCAAATTGTTAGAGTAATCCGGAATAAGCGAGCCATTTTCATAAACGTAGTAATTAACCGTTATTTTATCCCAGTATTCAACTTTAGTTTCATTTTCCAATTTATACATCCTGATAAACGCCTCTAATTCTTCGTGCTCTTTATCAGTCCATATAGGAATACCTTGTTCTGCTGGTACTCTAAATAACTTGAATTCTCCATCTTCATCAAGGTAAGGATGCAACCATTCAATACCTTTATTGCTAGCTCCTGTTAGTACACTGTGTAACTTATCATCGAATCTATTGCCTAAAACTTCATCAATACGTTTAACTACTTCATCATCTGTATGTTTAAAAGCGATAGGCTTACCTACAATATAAGAAACTTTTTGATCTACTAGGTTAGCATGGAAGTTGGTAATCATTCTGTCATCTGGTTTCAATGGGTCAACTGCTCCTGTAGCATCAACCGGCTTAGGTTCCTTTACAATATCAGGTCGTTGCTCATAATATTCTTGACCTATTGAGATTTCAGGTAACTTTTCTAAATGTTGTTTTATATATCTGACAATCATTTCTTCCAGTGTTTCTGGCTTATTGTTAGTCCTCACAATATCATCAAATATTTCTGTTTGTGTTGGTTGGCTAGGGTACAAAATATTACCTCCTTTAATTAAAGCCTGTGCCACTTGGCTTATTAGCTGTATAAACTGCATATCTTAACGCATCTAATGTGTCATCGTTTAATTTAACTGGTTCGTCTGCATTATCTTTCCAAACATAGTTGTATATTTCTTCTTTAAACAAACTAACTTTTTCTTTGATAATGAATATTTTATTTAACTTGAATAACCTAGAAATAACTTCAATGCCAGCAATAACAGCTTTGTCAGCATATCTTGCTTTTATCTTCTCTCTTCTAAATCGTTCAATATGTTCAGGTCTGGCTGTATCACAATAAAAAAGAATATCGCCATGCCTTTTTATAACTCCTTTTGCAATAGCTACCCAGTCATCTATTTCTTTATGTCTGTGTGCGTGTTCTTCAATAACGTACTTGTTTCCGTCGAAGTCTTCCGCTACAACCATAATAGAACCATAATGCTCATATCCCCAGTCGACGCCTGCATATTTCCTTTTTATTTGTTTAGCTTTAAATTCTTCTTCTGTGATGTAATGAACTTTTTCTTTGAAATCTTTATATACAACACCCTCAGCAGAAACCCACTTACCATAAATGTCACGATCTGTGAACATTCCTGTTGGTGTACTCGCTATAATCGATTCAATATATTCTTCATCTAAAAATGTATTGTCGAACAAAGTAAATTGAAATGCTTTGATATTTAGTCTTCCATTCGATAATCGTTGACCACTCTTATCAATGTAATCTTTTTTAACTGGATGCATTGGGTTTTCGGGGTTTGTATCAATTAATATTCTCGCGCCTTTGTAACTACAACGTGAGAACACTTCTTTAATAAACATATTGTGTAATGCTGTTCCCTCATTTAAAAAAGCACCTGCTGAAGTAAAACCACGCGCTTTTTTCCATGCATCCGAGTTTTGTCCGTCGAATACATACACTTTATTACCGAATATTTTGACTGCGTTAGATTTGTCGAGTGTTAACTCTCTACCTAGTATTAACTCCATATCATCTAGTATGTTACGTCTTATAGATGCTTGTGTTGCTCCTCCAATAATGAAGTTAAGCCCCTTGTCTTTATAAGTAGCTATATGCATTAAAAAAAGCAGGATGAACACATATGTTTTACCTGCCCTTTTTGCACCACTCGCTATTAATACTTTGGGTTTATCGTTTATAAAGCAGTTCCAGACTTCTTGTTGTTTCGGGTTTAACATTTCATTAATCATTATTAACACCCGCTAACTTAATAAGTGCTTTAGCAACTTCTGCTTCTTGTGAATTATTTTCTGATTTATCCATTTGGTCAATTTTTTTCTCAAGCATCTTGATTTCAGTTTCAATCTTTTTGTTAGTCAGAACTTCATTTCCTAACGTCATTCTATTCATGCCGTCCAAACTAGCGAGGAATGCATCAGCTGTCGCTTTCTTTACTCCCTCTATTTCAATGTCATTCTTAGCTACATTCTTTAACCACTCATATTCTTCAAAAGCCTTTTGGCGTGTCCATTTTGATTGTTCAGCTGCTTCTTGACGCAATTCTTCATACCTATCTAAAACCGCACTATTCTTACTCAACTCAAAAGCTCGGCTATCTATATAATTATCACTTTTGCCTTTAGTCGAATACCCTGCGTCAATATATGCTTTCCGTTGGCTCTTGCCCTCTATGAGTCCTAGCACAAATTTTTCTTGCTTCGGTGTTAATTTAATCAATTGTTTTCACTGTATCACACGCCTTTACGTTAATTACTCTAGTTATTTAAATATAAAAATGCTCCTACATCTTGTGCAGGAGCTACGTTCAATAAATGTGAAAGGAGGAAAATAGTTATGACTCAAAATGCAAGAATTAAACTACCCACCATATAGGCAGGTAGTAAGTGATTAATAGCGTAACATATCAACTTTACATGTTTGTCACTTCTCAATCACATCGATGAGAACATCTAATGTGGCTATTACCCCACGTCTTAAGATAATTCTTACAAATCAATTATATAAAATTAATTCACAGTTTAAAAATAGTGTCATTTTCGTCATTTCTGTCATTTTTGTCATTTTCGTCACTGTAGTAGATAAATTTTTTCTGCTAACTCATCACGGCGCGCTAAGAAGTTGTTTCTGTTCAATTTAGAGTTAGGCATCTTCTTGATAATCGCATCCCTGTTATAACCTTTCTTCAACAACTCTAAGAAACAAAAGTCAACATGTCCTAATCTCTGTTGCGATTGATTTATAAACTCGACTTCTTTTAACATCTGAGCATACCTTTTATTTGCTCTCTCAAGCCTCACAACAACATCTTCAACTTTGCTTGAGTTTTCCCCTTGTGGTTTCGGTAATGTTGCTTGTATGCCATACTGTGCAATCGAGTTGCTATCATATTCCGGTATTACATCGGCTAACACATTACACTTCATTTTATGTGTGCCTATCATATTAACAATTGACTCTTTGCTATACATCTATTCCGACACCTCCGCCCTCATCAAATCACACTGATCGCTCAACTTTGCGAAATCACTCGGCTCCTCTACATCATCATTAGCCGTCA